CAAAGGGTGACGAAACTCAATCGGCTAATCGGAATTTAAACCAAGTCCTTTCTCTAGTAAGGAGTATTTCACATGCCAGCAGCAGTAGACCTCGTCCTCAATAACGGCGCGGGTACCCCGGTCGCAAAGACCTTTTCCCTGATCAACCCGAGTGCCGGCCTCAACAGCCTGGCACAATGGCAACTCAAGGAGGGAACCATCCGCGGCGTGTTTCCGACGATCACCAACCTCGCTCGAAAGAACGCCGGCGCACAGCCGGCGAATCGGTCGACCTTTACGGTCGCGATTCCGTCTTCGTATACCGATACCGTGACGGGCCTGACGAAAGTCGGCTCGGCATGGAAGGCGTACATTGACGTCGTCGTTCCGGATGATTTTCCGGAAGCCCTCAAGGCGGACGCGGTCGCATTCACGAGCAATCTCTTGGCCAACGCGTTGGTCAAGTTGATGGTTCGCGACGCGATTCCCGCGACTTAATTCAGCGAAAGTTGAATTGGTGCCTCATCGGAAGGTGAGGTTTTAGTCTTTCTTAGGAGCAATGCATGGAACAAGAAATGTTTCGTGTCATCGAGGCAGTATGCCAAGATGTAGGCACGCCGCGTTCTTTAGCTGTGAAGCTATTGGTAGAACACGGTGAGTGGTCGCAGTTAGCACAACTGCGTGTAGAGCCGCGTCATTACGGAGATAGCGAGTCATACTTTCGGGATAGTCTGGTAACAGACCTTCTCCGGAAATGCAAGCTTCCCTCCGGTATTGACACGGCGCAAGTCGCCAAGGAAACCTTCTTTCTTTGTGAGAAGAAGAATGCCTTGACTAATGCCAGATTGACCCGCTTCGTGGGCACTTCCCTCCTTTTGGAGAATGCTCAAGACGAAGCCGTTTTTCGCTTCATTGGCGAATGGCGTAAAGAAGTTAAGATGGTATTAGGGTGTATACCTGGCTCGCTCTCCCTCCGGTTTTCCGGTGGTGCTACGTATGCCGATACGGGGTCATTGACAACTATCCCGGACAAAATGTCCAGCGTTCCGACAATCACTCAGGATGCCCGCGCGCTTCTTCCTTTCTGGGAAGAGACGTCGTGGGGCCGGGCTCTCGTTGAGAGCCGTCCATCCGAAAGTGATCCTCGCACTGTTCGTGGAAATATATTCTTTACAGTGCCCAAGGACGGTAAGACCGACCGTGGGTGCTGCAAAGAACCTTCCATAAACATATCTCTCCAATTATCAGTGGGTAAAACCATTGCGGAGAGGTTAGCGAGAATTGGTGTCGAAAAGGCAGTTGACCAAAGTTATCACCGGGCCCTTGCAAAAAGGTCCAGTGCCGATGGCAGTCTATGCACGATCGATATGAGTAATGCTAGCGACACTATGTGTCGTTCTCTGATTGATTTAGTCCTTCCGGACGATTGGTCAGAGTTACTCAAATCTCTCCGATGCACGCACACGAGAGTTGACGGCAAATGGTACAGGCTGGAAAAGTTCTCCT